ATTTCATCTGATGTGAAAGTTCCAGCAACTTCATCTGATGTGTAAAATAATTTATTTTCTCTAAGGTAAACTTGAACACCAGCGTAGTTTAAAGGCAATAATTCAATTGGCCTTCCAGAATTATTTCTTACAATTCTTACATAAGAATTTCCATTACAAAGCAAGTCCATCATAATCTTTTCCATGAACGTAACTTTGTTTTGATATGTGTTCGGAGCGTATTTTAATAGATAAGATAAATCGTTTTCAATCTCGACAATATCTCCATTGTTTTCTTTTCTACAAACTTTGATTGGTAATGATGAAACAGATTCACTTAACAATCTCATCGCAGCCCAAACAGCTGAAAAAGTTAAAGCTGATGAAGGGCTAACTGAGATTTTATTTCCAAAACCAAAGCTATAATTTATGCTTCTTTTATCGCCTTTTTTAGGCGTTGTTGTAAATATATTTTGGAGCCTTTGCAGTATTCCCACACTTAAATTTTTCGCAATAATACGCCTTATTTTGTCGTTTTTTATGCAACATTGTTTCCTTTGTTTAAGACCATTTTAAGGACTTCTAAGGAACTTTGACTTGTTTTGCTTATCAGTATATTAAAAACTTGAGAAAATAGAACCTGTAAAAATTACTAGGTTAACATTTTTTGACTCTATTTAACATAATGTTTTTTATGTAAAATAGACTTTTTAGTGTTTTTTTGTCTTTCTATCGCGACAAACACGAAAGGAATTGTAGTCAGAATAGCGTCTTTTTCCAAATGTTTTTTCATAATCTTTTTCAAGATTTTCATAAGCTTGAATTAGTGTTTTATGCTCTTTTGCACGCTTCCAAAATTCTCTAACAAATCCATCTGCACTTATTAAAATAATTTTATCTTTCATAATATTAATAATCCTCTATCGTTATAAACTGAGCTTGAATCATCCATTGTCATCATCTCACCAACTGCCATAATTAAACTCACAACAAAGTCAATTTTTTCAGAACTTCTTTTTTTGGATGGTTTTATATTACCAGCAGCATCCTCTTCCATTACACAATTTGAAACCATCCAAGCGGCAGCTGGATTGTTATTGTGCAATATTTTTTTTCCAATGATAAGAGCCTCAACTTCTTTTGATGGTGCACTCATTGAAACGAATCCTTGACCGAAGGGAGCCATTGGAACGCCTTCATTTGTCATGTCGATTACGCATTGACTGGCGTTCCATCTATCATAAGCAATGCTCTGCACATTGAATCTAGCTCCTATCTCTCTAATCTTTTCTTTTATGAAATTATAATCAGTAACATCTCCAGCCGTATAAATAATATGCCCTTGTTTTTCCCAAGTAATATAATCGACCTTATCTCTTTCACTTCTTTTTTTTGCATTTTCAGCTGGAACAAAAAAATAAGGATATATGACAAAGTTATCTTCATCTTTGAATAGAAGTGTCAATGCACTTATATCTCTTGTTGAAGCAAGGTCAAGTCCCATCCAAACAGGTTGATTTTCAAACTTACTTAAATCCACATCAGTTCCACATTCTTCCCATTCTTTTGCAGTAATCCAAGCCGTTACAGAATCAGTCCATTGATTTAACATCAACCGGCGAAAGCTGTTGGAATAACTTGGAACATCAATTGCTCTTTGAGATTCTCTTTTCATGTAATCTTCTTTCAAACTGATTCCATAATTTGGATTTGCTTTTTTCCAAATCTTTTCATCTGTAATATCATCTTCAAGTTCTGATTCATAAATTGCAGAATAAAAACTTTCATCTTTAATAATATTATCTTGAACTTTCTTTGAATAAGAATATAATTCATAACAGATGGATTGTTTGTCATATCCTGCCGTTGTTATAGCAATCATTAGAGGTTGGGTTCTTGCTCCAGTTGATGTTAAAAGTGTGTCCCATAAGTCCCTAGATTTTGCCGTGTGGAGTTCATCATATATAACACAATTACAGTTCAGTCCGTGTTTAGTGTTTGAATCTGCACTGATGGCCTGATAAAAATTTCCTTTAGCTTCATTAGTAATTGAGTTTCTAAAAACTTTCGCTCTCTTTGTTAACTCAGAATTATTGTTTATCATTTGTTTTGCAATCTCATGAACGATTCCAGCTTGGCTTCTATCGCTAGCAGCTGAGATAATTTCCGAGCCTCTTTCGGAATCTGCAAAAGTCATGTAGAGTCCAAGTGAAGCGCAAAGAGTTGATTTGCCGTTCTTTCTTGGAACTTGAATATAGGCTGTCCGATATTTACGAAAACCATTTTCATTTTTCCATCCAAACAAATCTCCAATTATTTTTTTTTGCCAATCCTCAAGAATTAAAGGATAGCCAGCAAGCTCTCCTTTTGTATGTGTGCAAAAAGTTTCAATGAATCCGATTGCTTTTGAAGCTGCTTGTTTGTCGAAATAAAACTTATTCAAAATAATTATTTATTTGTGTGTTGTTTGTTGTTATTGGCGCACTGATTGAAGCTCTTGCAACTGGTGTTAATCCAAATTCTCTTGCTATTTTTAGAGCGTTATTCAAAGCATCATTTTTCATTTTGATTAATGGATTAGCTTGACGCCTCAAAACCAAGCCTTCCGAACTTGTAAATTCATCAATTCGTTTTGTGTTTCTAAGTTCAATTTCACATTCTTTGTAAAGAGATATTTCATTGCAATAAGATTCAATCATAATCAAATCAACATTATGAAGCATCTGCAAATTAAAGAGTTGATTTACAACCTTATTCCACTCTTCTTTTCCATACCTTGAAAGCCATTTTGGAGCTGATGGAATTTTTTCTACAAGGTCAACTTGCATTTCATTTTCAATCAATCTTGATGGAACATCTGTTCCTTGCATTTTTTTTATTTTAGTTAAAGTTTTTTTTCTACCCTTACTCATGTTTTTTATTGTTTAATTTTCTAAGTTGTTGTGTTTCAGTGAGTTATAGCTATACCCTAGAGCTCTAATTTTGCATATAAAAAAGCGAAAG